TCTATTGTGAGCCGAGCACCGGCTCATGCACCTTGGGCAAATGCCAACCAAGGAGTTGATGTCAAAGTTAGCAACAATGCAAGTTCAGAATTGCCAACACCTCCTCCACCGGCTGTTGCTGCTACAAATAACAGTACGCCAGCTACACCAACTAACCCTACTAGTACAGCAAACGCATCAACGGTACCTGTTACTGAAGCTACAAGTAAAGCATTAGACAAAAACGTAACTGGTTCTATGGTCAGTGGAGTAGCCACTCAAGCAGCGGCTGCAAATCCAGAGGTGGTTACAAGTGGATCGGGAGTTATTACTGATGCAACTGGGCAAGTAAACGCAGCGGTAGGTAAATTAGCAATGACACCACAACAAATGGAAACTGCCGGCGTACTAAAAACCGGTTCAGCCGCACTAGTTACTGGGTTAGTACAATCAGGTTCAACTGTAAAAGCTGCAATGACTGATAATTTGTTTACAGGGAAACCCGGTGCAGAAACACTTGCAGCTTTTACTCAAAACATACCTGCTCAAGTGTCAGCACAGGTTCAAAACTTCCAACAAGCACAAACTTCATTACAACAATCAGGACTTATTACTGGTAATGAATCACCTGCAGTAGTTGCTGGTTTAGTAAATTCTGTTTCACAAGTGGGCCTAAGTTCTACAACAGACTTTGTGAAGAACGCAGCATCTACTAATAATATTACGGGTGTTACTAGTACATTAGCGGCAGCAGCAGCAGGTGGAGTACCAAGTGCAGTATCTAATGCAATTGCCGGCGGAAAATCTGCTGCTAATTTAGCAACAAACGCAACGGGTGGATTAAGTTCAATAGCGTTGTCACTGAGTGGGCTAAGCAAATCAGCAAGCGAAGGCTTGAGCGGAGTAATTGATGCTGCAAAAGGAATTGCTGGTTCAGCATTCTCAGCAATTACAGCGTCATTTAAAGCATTTAAACCCGGTGTTCCTCAAGATTTAAAAGCGATTGCCAAAAGCAATGCAGAAGCTCAAGCCAAGACTGAGGCAGCAGCCGCAACACCAATCATAGCAGATGCAGCAGCAAGTGTTACGGCGGCAACAGCCGGTGTTGCATCGGGTGCTGCTGCAATAGCATCTTCTGTTGGCGTTGCGGCAGGTACACCGGCAACCACTGCAGGGGCTATAGTAATCTCTCCATCATCAATTACCAATTCAATTGCTAGTGGAGTAAATGCACTACCCGGAGGAGCCGGAGCTGTTTCTTCACTTGTAAATTCTGCTAGTGGCGCTGTTAATAAGTTACCTTCACTAGCAGGTGTATCTGGCGTTGCGTCAAATGCATCTGCGGCTGCAGTTAATGGAATTTCATCAGCAACAAGTGCAGCTAGCAGTCTAGTAAGTGCGTCAGCCGGTAGACTACCAAGTCTAGCAAGTCTTACTGGTTCAGCTATTCCAAGTATACCAAGTTCACTAAGCGCATTATCAGATAAAATAGCAGGTGGACAAGAAAGTTTAACAGCCCTAGTATCAGCTGGCTTACCAGCTGGTGCATCGGCACAGTTGCAATCTAATATTAGTGCATTAAGTGCAGCTGGCCCGGTATCAATAAAGTTACCAACTGTTGCCACAAATACTGTAGATAGAAGTGAAATTACTTCACAGATTAACTCATTATTAGGTGATCCAAAGATACCAAGACCAAACTTCTCAGGACTTGTTGCTAATCCCAGTCGCGACCTATCACAAGCTGAAATTGATACATATGATGCAACTTCAAAAGAAATTGCAACATTAGCTGATTCTCGTTTTGATTTATCTAGGGCTGTAGCAAATGCGAGATATGCACTTAGCACAGCTAAACAAGATTTACCACAGGGTGATCCTGCTATATCTACACTAGAACAAGCAGTTGCAACAGCTAAAAACAATCTAGACGAATTAGATAAAAAGTTACTAACTGCACGAAATAAACTATACACATTAACTACCGGTAAACCACCGCCAAGCTCAACTACTGTGTCAGCATAAATACGTCATGCCCTCATATATCGGATTCAGCACTATAAACACAAATGTACCTAGGTCTACTAATTTACCTACAGGTACTAGCGGTGGAGTGGGTTCAACTACCCAACCAGTTCAGCTTGGAAATAAATTTAGACTAGTAGATGTCCCGTTAGTACTACGAGATTTTGTTAATTCATTAAACATTAGACAGGGTGAAAAAGTCGGTAAACCCGAATATGGAACTACATTGTGGTCATTCATATTTGAACCAAACACCGCAGACGTACAGTTTCAAATAGAAAATGAAATACGTAGAATCGCTAATTTAGACCCTAGATTGATATTAAATTCAATAAGAGCATACCCGCAAGAACTTGGAATATTGCTTGAAGTAGAGATGGCTGTTGCTCCCTTCAATCAAGCACTATTATTAAACGTATTCTTTAATAGTTCTACTAATATTGCAGTTTTGCAGTAATCCTTAAAAAACCGTGTTCTCAGGTATGATAAATACTTAAAAGAGAACAACTATGGCAACCTCATCTAGACAATCAGCATTATTTGGAGTAAATGACTGGAAAGCCATTTACCAAACTTTCCGTGAAGCAGATTTCCGCAGCTATGATTATGAAACATTACGTAAAAGTTTCATTGATTATTTGCGTGTGTATTATCCTGAAACATACAATGACTATATTGAAAGTTCAGAATTTATTGCACTATTAGACGTAATGGCCTTTATGGGTCAGGGTCTTGCATTTCGTAACGACTTAAATACCCGTGAAAACTTTATTGATACTGCTGAACGTAGAGACAGCGTTATCAAATTAGCTAATTTAGTAAGCTATACTCCTAAGCGAAACTTAGCAGGGCAGGGTTATTTAAAAGTAACTAGCGTTAGAACTACTCAGAATTTGACTGACCTTAACGGTTTTAATTTAAGTAATATTCCTGTACTTTGGAATGATCCTGCAAACTCAAATTGGCTAGAGCAGTTCAATACCATTATTAATGCTACATTGATTAATACTCAACGAATAGGAACTCCGGGTAATACTGCACAGATTCTTGGTGTGAAAACAGAAGAATACACCATGCAAATACCTGCAGCTAGTTTGCCAGCAATACCATTTACATCTATTGTGGGTGGACTAAACATGAACTTTGAGTTGTGCAGTGTCACAACAGTGGGAGAAGATTATGTTTATGAAATCCCCCCTGCGCCCACAAATAAATTTAATATGCTATATCGTAATGACAAATTAGGTTACGGCAGCCCAAATACAGGATTCTTCTTTTACTTTAAACAAGGAACATTACAGAATTTTGATTTTACATTGCAACAAAAAATAGCTAATCAAGTTGTTGATATTGATATTCAAGGTATCAACAACACAGACACTTGGTTATATCAAATAAGTCAAGCTAATGGTTCATTTGGTATATGGAAAAAAGTAGACAATGTTTATGCAGATGCATATTTACAAACTGAGTCTAGTGTTAAGAATATATTCTCTGTCAACAGCAGATTTAATGACCAGGTAAGTTATGTGTTTGGTGATGGTGTATTCAGTAATATTCCTGTAGGCAACTTCAGAGCATATGTACGTGCAGGCAATGCATTAACTTACACAATCGATCCAAACGAAATGCAAGGTATTTCTATTTCAATATCTTACGTAAGTAGAGTAGGTCGCATTGAAACACTCACACTTGGTTTGGGATTGCAAACTCCAGTAACAAATGCACAAGTACGTGAATCACTAGCTGATATAAAACAACGTGCCCCAAGTCGTTACTATACTCAAAATCGTATGGTTAATGGTGAAGATTATAACAACTTCCCTTATACATTGTATAGTTCTATTATTAAGAGTAAAGCAATTAATCGCAGTAGTATTGGTGTAAGTAAAAATTTAGATTTACTTGACCCTACTGGAAAATATTCCAGTACTAATAGTTTTTCAAATGACGGTGGTATTTGGTTAAACAATACTGACGGTAATGCTTTATTAGTGATTAACACCTCAACCGATATCATCACCTTTCTAACCGATACATTAGCTGCTATACTTTCGGATAATCGTTCTGTTCAATATTATAATCAAAATTACCCTAGGTACACGATTGATTCTGCGTCAGGTGATGGCACACTATATTGGAAAACAAGCACAGTAGATGCTAATAGTTTAACCGGTTATTTTTACAATATTACTAATGGTGCAGAAACTCCTGTGCCAACAGGCACTTATTCTACATACAATGCAAAATATATAACAAAAGGTGCAACGATAAAATTTATCGCCCCGGCTGGTTATTATTTTGACACTAACAACAGATTAGTTAGTGGAATAGCTAGTCCATCTGATATAACTTACATATGGACTACTGTATTGAATGTTGTTGGAGATGGATATAATAATGGTACAGGTCAATTTGCTAATGGCACAGGACCTATAACATTAAATGGTTATGTCCCTGCAGGCGCAATAATAACTACAGTAATACCGGTGTTCTCTAATGTGCTACCTAACTCTGTAATATCAGAAGCTAGAATCAAATTAGAACTGCAACAAAATTTCTCGCTCATATTCAATAATTCATTAACCATTGCTCAAAAGCGTTGGTCAGTGGGAAGATACAATGATGCTAATTATTTTGTAAATTTTGAAAGTGTTGGGTATAACAGATATACTGTTACCTATCGTTCATTAGCATATTATTTTGGCAGTGTAGCAGATACTAGATTCACGTATGAAGCCGGCAAACTTGTATATGATCCTTTCTCTGGTGTAATATTGCAAGACTTTGTAAAGGTATTGACTACTAATACACAACCAGGTTCTAATTACCCATTAAGTGAAGCTGTTACTGCTAGTATAGTCGGACAAACTGTACAAAGTGACGGCTACATTGATGACTTTGAAGTTGAAGTTGCTAGTATTGACGTTAATGACAGAACAATCGTAAAGAATCCTGATTTCTTCAATGAAGTAACCGGGTATATAACAGGTAATACCAACGTCGGTATCTATACGTTCTTTGAGCAATTACAAGATGCAGTTAATCTAACACGTGAGCAATTGATTGCTAGTACCTCAGTTTCTTATCAATATGCAACTACCAATCAGATTGAAGTTGTAAAATATGATTACCCATTGGGTCAACTGTTCTATGCGTATAATGAAATAAACGCAGCAGGAAAATATAATGTATTCTATATTACGGTACAGGATCCTACAGTTACTACACCATACTATACTTTAGTGGCACAACCACAATATTCAATGAAACCAGGTCGTCAAGGATTACAATTTCAGTATCGTCACAACAGTAACAATACTACTCGTATTGATCCTGCTACGACAAACATCATTGACTTGTATGTAGTTACTCAGGCTTATTACACTCAATATCAGAATTATATTCAAGATAGTACAAACACAGTACCTATCCCTATGCGTCCAACTATCAGTGAACTAACTACACAGTATAGTCAAGTACAAGATTTTAAAATGCTTAGTGATAGTGTTATCATAAACAGCGTTATATTTAAACCATTGTTTGGTGCTAAGGCTGCTGCTGCTCTTAGAGGAACAATCAAGGTTATTAAGAACTCTAACACCAATGCTAGTGATAGTGAAATTCGCAGTGCTGTACTAACACAAATGAATAATTATTTTAATATTAATAATTGGAATTTTGGAGATACTTTTTACTTCAGTGAATTAAGCGCATACATTCATAATGCTATTGGTGAACTAGTTAGTTCTTGTGTACTAGTACCAAACGACCCCACAATGGCATTTGGTGACTTATATGAAATAAAATGTTCTCCTTACGAAATATTTGTAAATGCTGCCACAGCCAATGATGTTATAGTCATTGCAGCACTTACACCCGCTGAATTACAGATAGCATAAGTAGTATATAACCACAGAGATTATAAAGATGGCAACAAGAATTAGAACATTAGATTTTTTACCAGAAATATTTAAAACCACAACCAATAGTCAATTTCTAGCAGCAACGCTTGACCAATTGGTAGCACAACCCAATACTAAACAGATTCAGGGTTATGTAGGTAGTAGATTTGGATACGGTGTAAATGCTAATGATTATTATGTAACTGAACCTAATAAGACTAGAAAAGATTATCAATTAGATCCGGGTGTTGTATTCTTAAAACAAAACGAAACAACTGCTAATGATTTTATTAGTTATCCTGGCATAGTTGATGGGTTAAATCTTGAGGGTGGTATAACTGAAAATAATAGTAGATTATTTACTAGCCAATTTTATTCATGGGATTCATTTACTGATTTAGATAAGATAATTAATTTTAATCAATATTATTGGTTGCCAACGGGTCCTGAACGTGTAATTGTCTCATCAAGTATTGTATACAATACTGCCAACTACATT